GTACTTAATGTAGCGGTTGAAGTTGCCCGAGAGCGGGTGCAGGAAGTGGGCTGCCCACACGTCGATCAATGCCACTTCTTCGCGTGTGTTGAAACACATGCTCAATGTTGCGTCTTTTTTCATAGCGTTCCTCCTTTCTCTGCGGGGGTGATGCACTTGATGCCGTGGGCATCGGGGATGTTGATTGATTGTAACATAGCGATATTTTTGACATAAAGAAACTGCGCTACGTGTTGTCAAGGCTCATATCGCGAGACCTTTGGGGCGTTTCCGCTACCCGACACGGCGCAGTTATACAGTTTACCTTAAAAGGGGTGGATACAAAAACGGCCAGCTATCGGGCTGGCGGCATCTGTACCGCGATATGTATTTTGACACGGCAAAGTTACGAATAATATTTGTAACGGCAAAGTGAAGGGGCGGGAAAATGTTTGCCATCTTGTTTTTTTACCAGCCATCCTTTGATTTTGCCGATAAAATGTTAAGCCCCTCACCTTTATAGGGGGTGAGGGGCAGGTGCGCCCGTAGGCTCGGGCATTTTGTCAAATGGGTAAAGAACGTCCCATGCCTAAATTTCTATTGTGTCGGCAGCGCGGCGTATGCGGTCGGCAAGGTCGCAAAGCGCACCTTTAAGGCGCACCCGCTCTTCCAGGTTGAAGTCGGTTGGTTTGCCGTTGCCGTCAATACCGTTGAACTTGTTATAGAACCACGAAGCGGATTTCGTGAAATAATCGCGCGCCAAAACTCCCCAGGATATTGCCACAAGGATGTCATTCAGTTGGCTCTTCATCGTTGTGCGTTCCGTTACTGTCATATTTCGTCCCATCTCTTATTTGTTTTTTAGTCCCCCACCTTATTAAGGGGTGGGGGAGGTTGTTTAATCTAAAATCATCCTTTCAAAAAGTTCTCTTGCATAGTGTAAGAGGTTTACGCTTCCGTTAGGATAAGCTCTCTTGTAATTTCGGATGGCCTCTATGAGCTCATCTTCTTCTTTCGTTACTTCTTTCTTCATTTTGTTCTTTATTTGTTTGACAATACAAAGGTAGTGTAATTTTTTACACTATGCAAATTTTTAGTGTGTTTTTTTACACTAAATCGTGTTTTTAACATTTGAAATTCTGATTTAGCTAAGAGGCCATATTATTATTCAACCCAAGCGAACCCCCGCTCAATAAGGTCGGCAAGGAAATGTGCAGGGTTGTCGGTACGCACAAGGTAGCCTTCAAGCTCTTCGAGGCGGTGGGCGAAACGCTGCATGTATTCGGTGTCCGTGCCATCATGGTCGAAACGGCTGCCGACATGCAGCTGGTGCAGGAAGTCGGCAGCAGAGGCGGCGACTATCAAGTCGCCGCCCCTCAGTCTGTATTTCGTTTTTATCATGCTGCTAGTTTTTTTGTCCTTATTTTAAAATATAATTTTTCGCTTTCGGTAAGGAAGGGGATGCCTTGGAGGTTTGTGCCTGCCAGCACCGTGCCTTGCTTTGCGAAAGCAATCATCTTGGCAAGGAAGTGAATCCAGGCTGACATCTTTGTGAAGTTCGTTGAGCCGCCGTGCTGGCGGAACTCCACAGTACGGTGACGGGCATAAGCCTCGAGGTTAATCTTGTGGTATCGGTTGTTTTGGAAGGCTGCCCGAAGTTGACCGATGTTGGCGGCCCTATTGATGGACGCTTCGGTTATTGCTGAGAGCCCTTTGCAGTAGCGGTTGTTTCGGCGGCTGCGCGGCATGAAGTTGTCGATGATGCCTTCCAACCGCTTGTACGTTATAATCAGGTTTTTCCAAGTTTGGAGGTCGAACTCGGCTGCCTCCATGTGGACGTGAAGCCCGCAGCTATCGTTCACCTTGACGTCACAAAGGTCGAGAACCCAGCATACTTTTTCCAACTCCTCGAGTCCGCTTTCACCATGAAGAATGGGGCTAACCAGCTCGAAGGTGTTGTTGCCCGAGAGGCTGCTGTCGGTCACCAGTTTCCAATGGTCGGCGTGGTCGGTGTGGTTGTAGCCCTCCACCTGCACCCTAATCCCTGCTGCGTTGAGTTCGCGCGCCAGCCGTTCACGTGTGCAGTTGTAGGCTTCTATTTCAACCCCGAAGTTGCGGTTGAAGGTGTAATCTATTTGCGGTGCAATGGCGGTGGAAGCCTGTGCTGCCACGTTGGCCACACCTTGCATCATGCGCTTGTAAACGTTCTGCACGAAACCGTAATTGCCGTTGGCAACCAGGTCTGCTACCTGTCTGCGCGTCAATCCAAGCGCAAGCAGCTTTTGAATCTTTGATGTTTTGGTTCCGTTCTCCCTGAGGATGTTTTGAATTTGCTCGTTCATATTTGCTGTTTTTTATTGTTCTTTATTGTACTGCTAAGGTAACACTATAAAAGAACTACAGCAAGCTATAACGTGTTTATATACAGAGAGTTAGCTTTATTTATCTTTATTCGGGTCACTTTTTCTACAACCTTCCACTGCGAGTTTCCAAACTTGCCAGTGTTATTACTTTTCGTGATATACGCCAACACTGTTTATCATTTGCACTTCAAAATTACGAATAACATTTGACACTTGTGCATTAAGGCTAAAGTAAATTCCTACATTTAGCGTTTACTGGCACAACAGAGGCCGATGCATCACTGCATCGACCTCCCAACTAAATGCTAAACAATCTTACTAACTGAAACAATGAAAACAAATGTATATGAAGAGGAGTCAAGGGGTAAGTAGCAAGGAGTTAAGACAAATGCACAGTAGGCGTTATCCGTATTTTCACTTTTTCATCCTTTCACTTTTTTACCTTTTAATCTGCCAGCCGAACATATCGCATGTACGTGAGCTGCGTGTGTGGGTTTCGCCCCACGGCCTGCATCTTCACGGCCTTGCATCCCCAACGGAAGAAGAGGAAACGGCGGGGTATGCGATGCACAACGATGTCGAGCGTGTCGCGCGCATGTATCTCGCCTATGAAACTGTCTGCGCGAAGGCAGCCGGCGAACGACAGCCAGGGGTCGCGATACGAGAGGCAGGGCAGCGTGTCGGTGTGCCCAGGTGCAATTTTGACCACGCTGTCGCGCACCATGGTGCGTACCACGGTCTGCGTGCTGTAGGCCGTGCGGGCCAGTTCTTGCAATCGGCGGTTGCGTATGCCCAGCGAGCGTGCCACAAGCAAGAGCGAGTCGCCCTGTCGCGACAGCTCGCCCACCCTTAGCGTCAAGGCCTCGATGGCCATGGCGTTGCGCCCATCTTTGGTCACCCTGCGTTCCATGCGCGTCCGTTCTCCGCGCAGCAGCAGGGCTTGGTTCTGCCGCAGTCGGCTGTTCTCGCTTTTCAGCTGGCATACCCAGCTTATGGCCGATGCCAGCGCAAGCATGTGACCTGCAAGCAGCACGGCCGCCATAACATTACTTATCCGCATATCCTGTTCACCATCTTAATCAGTCCAACCATCTGTGCGAAGTATCCCGGAGCGGTGGCGTATCGGCTGCCGTGTCCGTCGCAGATGCGGCGGGCAAACTCGATGGCATCCTTACGATAAGGCCAGGCATCGGCATAACCAGGTTTCTGCAACAGACGCGTGTGTTCTTCGAGACACTCTTCCAGCGAGTCGAAGTCTTTGAAAAGTCGATAGACAGTGTAATACCAGCGGTTGCCGGTCTTACACTTGGCCACCGAAACGATACGTTCTGGTGCCGCGAACTGCCTGCTTGGCGTATTGAAATACTCGTGCGTGAGAACCAGCACCGTGCGGCCTTTCCATGCAGAACCGCGCGTGATGCCGAAGAGGTTGAACTGCCCCACACGACTCTTTCCCCATCCGCTTTCAAGGATGGCTTGCGCCGTAACGAATTCTGGCGCGATGTCGGTGGCCTTCTTGGCCGCTTGGTAAATCTCGCGTGCGAAATCAATCTGTTGTTGTGTAGCCATGATTGTCGGAGTTTATTGGGGTTCGGAGGTGTATTCGCCGCGGTCGTTGAAGTCTTTTAGCCGTTTAACGAACGAGGGGGGCAGTATGGGATAGATGGCTTGGATGTTCTCCACGCACGAAAAGGCCTCGCGCACCATCATGAACACGCACAGGTAAGTGCCTATCCATTGCGTTGCTCCCACCACGCTGCCTTGCACGGTGTAGTTGGAGAGAACGTTGGAGAGGATGAGCAGTACGATGTAGATGGCAATTTTCTTGCCGAATTTCGAGAAGAACGAGCCGCTCGAGGCATCCTTGTGCATCAAGTGCTTCACTATGCCCAGCACCGTGTCTACGGCCACAAGTATGGCTATCCACTTGGCAAATTCCCAATCTTGGTACAGGTATCGGGCGATGTCTGCCACAATGGAAAGCGGCAGCGATGTGATGGCTATCATTGGTAGTTTCTTCATGTTGTTTCGGGTATTGATGTGTTGCAAAGTTAGGCCTTTATCCCTGCCGTTCAAAGGACCGTTTCAGGGCGTGCGTCCCCAGCGCGTCGGGAGCTGTTGCATTGAGCATCAGCGTCCATCCCGAGGCTTTGAGTTCGGTGGCCACGAAGGGCACAATCTCGGCATGTTCCAGCGACGAGCGCGAGAGCCACGTGAGACGGCCGCGTTCGGCATCGGCCATCATCCAGGCATGCACGGCGGTGAGCAATTGCAGCGTACGGTTCGACACGATGACGCGTTCCAACGCATCGGCATGGTCGGTATGCTTCATGGCCACGGTAACGGCCAGCCGCTGGGTGCACTGGTAAGAACGTCGGCCGTCGTCGGCAAGTTCGAACTCGCCGTAATCGGCAAAGAGGAAACAACCCGTAAGCGTGTCCACAAGTTGTTTCAGCTCGTCGAACGTCTGGCCGTACACGTAATGGTCTATCTTCGGCACGCGTCCGTCGCCTTCGATGGCATCGATGGCATCGAGCATTTGGGCATATTCTTCAAACTGGCTCTTGCCCAAGGTGGCCATTGCGCGAACTCCCCGCTTGTTGGGGAACTGGGCGAAGTAAAGGAAAAGGTCGGCAATCATTTTTTTTTAGGAGTTAAGGAGTTAAGCCAAATGCCTAGACAGGCCAGTCCGACAGGTCCGAGAAGTCTGACGATCACGATTTCACACAATCTCCTTTATCGTTCCTATCGGCAGTCCCGTTTCTGTGCTTATCTTGGCCGCATCGTAATCCATGCCGTGCAGCGTGCGCACCGCCTCTATCGTCTTTTTGCGCAAGATGCGCAGGTAGGTAATCACGTTTATCTGTTCCACGGCAGCGGCATCGCCCAACCCGTCGGCCGACAGGTCGTACAGCGCATCGGCTGCATCGGTAGTGATGGGGTGCGCGGGCTTCTCCACAAACTGGGTGAGCAGGCCGAATTCCGTTCGGGTGAAGAGGTATGTGTTCAGGGCTTGGAAGTTCAGTGCAATGGCCGCCAGCAGGGCGTGGGGCAACGAGGCGAAGGCCGCGGCCAAAGCGTGCGCCCTTTCAGAGTTGTATGAGCCTGGGAAGTAGAGGATGGCGGCCAGCAACGGCAGTGCGTCGCCATTGGCGGCCAGCAAGGTGCGCGCCTCGATGTATTGCAGGGCTGTGAGCGAGCAGGTAAGGCTTCCGTAGGCCGTATTCACCGTGTAGCCCGCATACTCGTGGCCCTGCACCGTAACCTTCGGTATCAGCTGTGCGCAAAAGCAGAGGTCGAGGGCATAGCGATAGTTCATGGTGCGCAGCTTGCGCGCTATGGGCAGTTGCAGGTGGAAGGGGTCGGTGTGCAGGCACAAATGCCGTTCGGCCTTTGGCAGGTGCGCCAGTATGGCGTTGTTGTCGGGGTATTCGATGCGGAAGATGAATGTGAGCCGTTCGGCTATGCATACCAGGTTGGCGATGGCATCCTCATTGCGCAGCCGCCGCCAGTCGCAGCCCAGCGCGTCGCAGACGAAGCGCACGCCTACTTCGCCTGGCGACAGCCGCCCCGCCTGCATCTCGGCCAAGTGAGCCGTGAGACGCACGAACAGCCCCTCGGACAGTTGTTCCCACGCATTGGGTATGCTTAGGCGCGTGCCGCGGCATGTCAGTTCCAGGCAGTCTTTCATGGAGCCATCACGATTAGGTCGTCGGGAGCGTTGTAGTGCGAAAGCGAGCAGGCATCGGCCGTGCGTTCGTCCAGCAATAAGTCCGCATCGGCCAGCAACTTGTCCGCCTCGTATTCAAGCGATGCTGCCAGCTTTACGGCGTTGTCGTTTTCGGCCTGCGCTTGCCGCGCCGCCTTGTTGTCGGCAAAGAGGTTGCGTATCGTTGGCGGAAACTCCAGCATGTCGAACCGCCTGAGGGCCTTGGCCACCGTCAGCTTGGCCAGTGCCAAGAGCAGCATCGGGCGCAGCTTTTCCCTGCCCTCGGCACGCTCGAAGTAAGGCGCGAGCCGTTCGTCAAGGCATTCCCTTTGCAGCGGCACGGTGCGGAAGAAGAAGAGGTACGACAGGTCGATGGGGTAGATGGCGTCGAACTCCTCGGCCTGCCTTATCGGACATTCTTCGAGCAGGCGGCCATAGCGTGCGGTTCGCCACAGCTGTGCGGGTGAGCCTTCGGCCTGTTGCCCCGCCATGAGCAGTTGTATGAGGTTGTCCATGGCGGCAAAGTAATTTTCCATATATGCGCGCTGCATGCCTTCTATCTCGTACTTATATACGTCTGTCCCCGCCTTGCGGCGTGCAATGGCGTCGAACACCAGTTGGGCGGCCAGCGTGCGGTTGGCCAAGGCAGCCCTTAGCGCATCGAGCAGTTCGGTCTGACTGCTTTTAACGATGGCCGCAAACACATTGGCCGAAATAACAGCTTCGATGTTCTTCTGTGCCGAGCGCGCCGAGGGCAGGTAGTCGGCCAAGGCCTTGCTGGCATCTACGCCCGGAGCGTATTCCATGAAGGTGGCCAGGTTTGGGAAAAGTTGTTGTATCGTGTTCATGATTGTTGGTTGTTAAGTCGGTCCTTGGGCGCCACGTCTTCTTGCCGCTGTGGCACCTCGCGGTAGAAGCCCATGCGCAGTCCGCCGGCATAAAGCTGTGGAAAGTTCACCTGCAAGGCCCAGTTGAGCGGCTCGCTGCATATCTCGTCTTCGGGCGTGAGCCCCATAATATATATAAGGTAATTGTAGTAGGCGTCGCTGCCCGACTTGCTGATTACGCCCTCTTTGTCGATGGCCGATATGGAGGCATCCAGCCCCACGCTTGCCAGCAAGGCCTGTTCGGCGCGTTTGTCGTAGGCGATTAGGGCTTCGATGTATTCCTTGTATTTCAGGTCGATGGTCTCTATCTTCCACTGCTGCTCGTGGCCTTGCGCATCGCTGAACGAGAACGAGGAGTAGGCCTTGCCCTGGTTTCCCTCGCCGCTGAGGTAAGCGGCAAACTTGCGCAGCTCTTCGCGTATGTATTGCACCAGCAGGCTCTCGCGCATCTCGGTTCCGATGTCCAGTCCGTTGTAGCTTATCAGGTCCAGTTTCTTGGCCTTTCGCGTCTTGTTCTCCTCGCACAGCCGCTGCATCTGGTTGCGCTTGCTTTCCACCCATGCATTGGGGATGATGATGTGCACCTTGGCGGCGAGCGAATTGCGCAAGAAGGAATTGATGTACACGGGCGTCTTGTTGCTGCCCTGGATGTAGGGGCGCGAGCCTTGGTGTGTCTCGTTCGAGCCGTAGAATTCGTCTATCGACGTCTCCCTGTGATGTGATACGGCGGCAAACTGGTAGTTGTTCACTTCCGAGAGGTTGAACTTTGGGTATATCCTATACGAGCCGATTCCGTATGACCATCGGCCCACGGCCACGTGGCGCAGGTCGGCGTAGGTTATCAGCTCGCGCGCCAGGTCTTGCCGTGTGGTTGCCAGCCGGCATTGGGTGTTCTCCATCACCTCGAGCCCTGCCACGGGCATAAGGCCCAGGCGGTGGCCGCGCGCCATGCGCCACTTCACGAAGAAGTCGCCGAAGTAATAGTAATTGATGATGCAGGCCTTGCAGAACTCCTGCACGCTGGGTAAGCCCTTGGCCTGCCACGAGTTGAACCACGCCTGCACCTCGGGTTCTTCAGCGTATTCGCGGCGCAGCTTGCCCTCGTGCATCACGTTGCGGTAGGGCATGGGGCCGTGACCGTAGAGCATCTTGGCCTGCTTGCGGTACAGGCGCGGCAGTATGCGGTTGCGTTTAATCTCTCGCGCCACGTCTTCGCACAGCGCGTTGTTGCGCCCCCGTGCGCACACCTGGTAGCCGTTCACGCCCAGCCACACCTTGTCGTTGTAGGGCAGTTCCGCCCCTTCGGGTGTGCCGATGGCAGCGGGGGCGAACAGCTGCTCGCCTTCGCCCACTTGGAAGGAGAACGTGTTGCCGTCGGCCACGTAGAGTCCGGCATTTCCGTAAAGTTCGAAGTTTTCTGTCATAACCAGTTTGTCTTGTGAAGTTTATATCCGTCGTTGGGAAAGGCCATGTAGCGCACCAGTATGCAGTAGCACATCTTGGGGTTACCATCGGCATCGGTGAAGAGCAGGTAGTTTTCGGCGGCCGCGGCAAAGCGTTCGTCGGGCAGTTGCGTACGCCACTTGCACCGCTCCTTCACCACCAGCCTCGCCCCCGCTTCGCCACGGCTGCGACTGTATGGGAAGAAGCACAGCGTGAAGTGCCCCTCGGGCAGCTTGCTAATCTCCCTTGCCCATTGCAGTGCATCGATGCCGCACATCTCGAAACTTGTGTCCATGCTGCAAAAGTAACGTACGATCGCGCGTGCGCAAAGGACTAGCCCCACCCCTCCCCCTCAGATTTCCGATTTTTTTAAGGGGATGCACCGAAAAAGGCAAACTCAGCGGTGCGTGGTGTTTTATCGCGTTCGCCATTTCGGATTTTCATTTTGCGCGGCGCGACATGCTTGAAACACAACGTGTTAAGTTTTGCAGCCATGTAAAAAATGCTTGATATTGACCTGCTTAGCAAAACTATTGCTTGCTCCACGCACACTTATTAGCCCCAAATTGGCCCCTTTACGATACAGAAAAAGCGTTAAGCCGCCGTTTATACCCTTTCGTAAGTATAACTTTGGCTTAACGCTTCGCATGGTTCGCCATCAAATGGCGGTGTTATCTGGTAAATCGGTTGGGAATGTGCTTAAATCGCTTTTGGCGATGTCGCCATAGAGGCCATAAAGCAAGTATATCATAGCACTGGGCAATTGTGTTGTCAGGCCTGCCTGCCTTTTCAACGGCTCTTTCTTTTCGGAACTCTTATCCAGTTCTATCGAGTTGCCCTTCTTAACAAGGGGGCTAATCAATATCGCGCTGCACAGGTTCTTGCACTCGTTCTCGCAGATGCGCACACGGGGCAAGAAGTTGCGCTGCTCGCCGAAGAGCATCAGGCACAGCTTGAACTGCTGCCAATGGTAGATGGTGGCCGCGCCCTCGTTGTGCAGTATCACCGAAAACCCATAACCCTCCAGGGCGGTTTTCAATGCACGGCTGTCGGTGGTAATCTGTTCCAGTTCTTCGCGCCGCTTGTTGCCCGCGCGGTCAGGATAAAGGTGTACCACCTTGTTTTGTGCATCAGCCCCGAAGAATTGGTAGAACTGTTGTGCCAAGCTCTCTTGCTCCTCGGGGTAGTATGCCCAAAATTCCTTGATGATGTCGATCTGCCGGCCATAGTCTTTCTTCTGCCCCACAATCAGCGAGGAGAACGCCCCAGGGTCGTAGCCCACGTATAGCGGTTCGCGGCGGTCGTAATGGCGCAGGTAACGGGCGGTGAGGGTGAACTTGTCTTTGAGGTCGTGGCCAAGGATGGCGTCGTAAACATAGCTATCCTTGAACTGATGCCTTGCTTTATCGTAGGCGGCAAAAAACTTATTGGTCACCTCCTTATGCCGTACGCCGCAGATGGCGGTGAGGAACTCGTCCATGTCGAGCGTGTCGAGCTGGGTCTTGAAGAACTTGGGTCCCAGGATGTCTTTGTTGCGGAAGCTCGATGCGCGGATATAGTATACGGCATTGCGCCGCATGTCGGCCAGCCGCGGCCGCCACCGCGCCAGGAAGGCTGCCAGCTGCTGCTGTTCCAGCCTTATGCGCTCCATAGCCACGGGGTTCTTGGTTTCGCGCATTTCGCGGCTAAGTACAAACTGGCGGTAAAGCGACTTGTTGACGGCCAGCGATACGGATGCTATCTCCTCAATCAGTTCGCGGTTCATGCCCTGCTCATAGTCCTCAAACCAGTCGTCCTCGCCCAGATCCACGCGCGCCGTGTCGCTCACGCCGGTAACACCTTCGTAGTATGCCGACTTGCGTATCTCGGCCGAGCCGCCGCGCAGCGAGGGGAACAGGCGCGACTTAAGCTTCTCGCCCGAATTGTGTTTCATCTCCTCGATGAAGGCATGCACGGCATTTCGTCCGGCCACACTCTCGGGCTGGTCGCTGCTCACCAGTTGCAGGTGCGCGCCGTTGCGGAATATCACCGAGTGTTTGGCATACGACACGGGATAGCGCGGCAGGCGGAAATGCGAGGGCAGTCGCGTTTCGCCAACGACATAGTCCACGCCATATTCCAGCATGGCGCGCTGGTGGCCGTTAACGATTACGGGGCGCGAGAAGTAGGCTTGTATGTTCGGCCACACGTTGGTCATCAACGCCACATACGTCTTATGCACGAGGAACGACAGTTCGCCCGGCATATCGTTGGCTACGCGTATCAGCCGCGGCCCCATCACGCCCTCGGTCTTGCCCGTGGCGCGCCCCCATTCCGCATACAGCATGTTGGGGTCGATGATGCTGGCTAACATTTGCACGCCGTTCATGTAATAGAGTTCAAACTCTGCGGCGAGGTTATCGTTTTGTTCAATCATTGTCTATTTCCCGTATTATTTCGGCATCCTCTATATCGGCATCACGCAAGAGACGCTTTTTCTCTGCCTTTTCCAATGGCAAGCTCTCTATAAGATTAAGGTAGAATCCGCGATTATGTTTGGCAGCAATCTCCTTAAGGCTACGTTTGGCAAAGCCCATCTCCTCGGCCGTTATCTCGGGCGAGAGAATGAAGGTCACGCCCAAGCCCCTATCCGCTTCGGCCACCTCCGATGCACGCCGGCGACACTCCAAGGCAGCATCGTAGCAGGCCTTTTGTGACTTGTAATCACGCTGGACGGCACATATCTTGGCCAAGTCCTCATATTTATTGGCGAAATTATTTTCCCAGACCTTTATCGGCACATTGCAGTCGACGTTGAAATAGTTTATCGCCTGATATATCCGTGACATGCACGTACGCTCTTCTATTCTCTCACCCTGCTCGGCATTGATACGTATCCGAAGTTTTCGCGCAGCTCGGGTGATATTCCGCTCATACTCGTATATCTCGGCAGCCCATTGCAGTTGTTTCAAAAACAATTGTATGTCGACAGGAATTCCATCGCCTTTCCCGCCTGTAAGGAATGCCGATATGAGGTCGGGATGTATCGCCTCCAATCTGTCAATTTTGCTCTTCATATTCCAAACAATTCGTTGCGCAAATCTTTCTCAACACGCTCATTTTTACGAGTCTCCAACAGTTTGATGGATTCGATGTCTCCATCCTCCGCCTTCTTGGCCAACTCAGCGTCAATGTTATATTCGCCAAGTGCTTTGCCTTGCTTATAGGCTTCACAATAGGTGTCACCACTTATTCCCATTCGCAAGAGAAACTCGACACGTTTGTTTCCCCTTAGTCCCAGTAGTTTACAGATGCGCTCTGGGGTGTAGCCTAACGCCCCGAATGTGCGCACCTGTGATATATACTCTTCCGACAGGGCGTAGCCTGATTTTGAAATTTCATCCTGCATTTCCTATGATGTTGGCAGTTTCTTCTGAACTCAAAAGAATCCCATTCCGTTCCAATCGTATAGTGGACTGAGGAAACATCGTTTTGAACCTCAGAACCGAAGCGGCCACATACTTAGGGTCAATTTCCATGGCATAACCGACTCTGTCGGTCTGTTGACATGCCATTATCGTTGAACCCGATCCCGAGAAAAAGTCGACAACAATTCCTCCATTCCTTGTACTGTTACAAATAGGATAAGCCATTAATGCCACAGGTTTCATCGTCGGATGGATGCGGTTCGCACGTGGTTTGTCGAATCTCCATACCGTTGTCTGCTTCCGGTTAGAGTTCCAATGGTGCGCAGCACCGAGTTTCCACCCATACAGGCAGGGCTCATGCTGCCATTGGTAGTCTTGCCGCCCCATGACCAACGTATCTTTCACCCAAATGCAGCACTGGGCAATCTTAAAGTTCGCCTCACGAATGGCCCTGCGGAAATTCTCACCTTCCGAATCGGCATGAAAAACGTAGAATGAGCCGCCCGGCTTTAGTATTGCATACATGTTCTCGAATACCGACTTGAGGAATTGTGCGAACAAGTCGTTTTCCATCGAGTCGTTTTCGATCTTCATCTTATCTTCAGTACCCCCTTCGTATGACACATTATATGGAGGATCGGTCAGGATCATGTCCGCGCAGCGGCCCCCCATAAGGGTTACCACATCTTTCTTCGAGCGACAATCACCGCACAGCAATCTGTTCTCGCCAAGGATGAAGAGGTCGCCTGGCTTGGCGAAGCACTTGTCGTCGGCCATGTCCGCATCGACTAGGACTTCGTCTTCCTTAATTTCTGCCACTTCTTTTTCTTCTCCGAAAATATTGTCTGCATCCACCTTGAAATCGTGCTTTTTCACTTCGTATCCAAGGTTGAACAGTTCTAGTGTATCACCGCCTATCTTGTATTTTTCGAACAAAATAGTGTCTGGATTCTTTTGTGCAAATTCGGAGTTATAGGCGGCTATTTCTTCCACCGCCTCACGCCTGTCGGCGGCTTGTATTTCCTCATAAGGAATCTCGGGTATTTCAAAACCAGACTTACGCAGGGCGGTCAAGGCCTTTTTCCTCTGATGCGCATCGATAATCCACAGTTTACCATTCTCGTCTTTCCATACTTTGAACGAATACTTGAACCCGCGCGTTATTATCAGCATCTGTAGCTTTGAGAGTTTGTCGGAATCTGATTTCTTAAAGTCTTCTTGAAGTTCATTAAACGCATCCAAGGGTGCGGTTGGAAGACCGCCGAGGTTAAATACTTCTATTGTTTTCATGCCATTATTTGCTGTTTTGTTCCATAATCATTTTGAATAGACGTTCACGGTCTTTATGCCGCTCCAAATTTGCTCTATCAGCGGTTCGGCGGTCCTTGCGGTCCGTACGCTTAAGGTAAGACTTGTAACGCTTGATGTTGTCGAGCGTGTTTTTGTGAAGTCGCAGGAATTCGGCAGGGTCTTGCCTGAATAGTTTCAGCAGGTGGGCCGCTTCGGAACGTTCGGCCAAAAGCGGATGGCGGTTAAGGAAGCGGCCCGTGTCGTTGAACGCTTGCAGCTCGGCGAATGCCTGGTTGTTGCGTATGCGCGTTTCGGCCATCTTTGCCACGGCCTGCGGCGTGGGTGCGGTGTCGAGCAGCTGGTCGAGCCGTTTCATCTCGCGCCAGGTGTTGATGCGGTCGTTGTAAAGGATGGTGGCCGCCTGCACGTCGGCATCGGCCAGGTTCTGCCAATCAATCTGCGGATATTCCTGCTCCTTTTGCAGGGCTACTTTTTTTTTGCGTCGGGGGCTGTAGGCGTTTTGTCCTGCGGCAGGTTCGGGCTTTCTGTGGGTTGCCCGATTTGGTTCTCAGTGTCTGCAACGGGCAGTAGGCCGTCTGTTTGGGTAGGAAGAGCCTCGCCTTCCTGTTCGGCGTCATTGTCAGCGGCAGGTGGCTCTGTTGCGCCCCCATCGGTGGTTTGCCCGCCTTCGCCTTCGGCCAGGGGTTGGCCTGCATCACCATCGGGCGGAGTGCCGCCTTCTGTTTCGGGGTTTGTGTTGGGTGTACCTCCATCATCGTTGTTTTTCCTATCCGCCTTTTCCAAGCGGTTGTCGATAATTTCGTCGGCGGTGGCGTGGTCGAGCAGGGCAAAGAGAATGTCGTCGGCATTGCGTTCGGAGCTGAACATGAACCGCGCCATGTCGGGGTGCTGGGGACATCGTTGGGCGAGCAATTCGAGGTCGGCTGCGGCAGAGTCGCTACAACGCAGCGCATTGAACATGGCCAGTTTGTTTTTTACTTCTTGCATATCTTGTTTTTTTTTATCGGTTAAGAAATAAGAGCGAGCGACAAAAGTCATCACTCGCTCTCTTTCTGTTCTAAGCGGTACGCGACACTTCAACGAGCGTGTTGGCGTCGAGCACACGGAAGGTGATGGCCGCCCCTTCTTTGGCTGTCCATGTGGCGGCATCCTCGAGCACGAACACAAGGCTGTCGGCAATAGTGGCAGGCTTGTCGGTGCCAGCTCCCAGCAGGGTGACGTATCGTCCCTTGTCGGCTGCAGTAAGTCCTGAAACCTTGTCAATAACTGCGCCTGCGGTGGTACCGTTGGCGATAGTGTAGCTGTTGGCCGTGGGTTTGACGGCGATGGTTTTGGCATCCGGCGCAATGGGTTGCGCTGCTGCCATGGCGGGGTTGCCGGCATACTTCAACGGCAGGTCTACCGAGGGCCGCTTGAAGGTGAGGGTGGTGTAACGGCCGTCCTTGTCGTCCTTGGTTTCTGTGGAATTGAGGATAAGCGGACGCTCCAATTCGCCTACGATGTACCACTGCGGATTCTTGACGTGCTTGAACAACAGCACGAACTTACCGCCCGAGTATTGCTCGATAAAATTGTACAGCACATCGCGCGCTCCACCCATAATCATGGTGAAGACGTTTTCGCCCGTGGTGGTGATGTCTCCTTTCTCGGTGGTGGCGGTGAATGTGGGTATGTCGTGCGCCTCGAAGTAGTGGGGCTCTTGCCCCGGCAGCAACGGCAGGGGCGACACTTCGCGCTGGCCGTTGGGTTGGGGGAAGGGCTTGGAGCGGTCCAGCTGCTCCACTGAGATGAGATATACGATGTAGGAGATGTCGGAGCCGTGGGTATCCTTGTCGCTTACGTCGTCGATGTTGCCGATGGCCAGCATCGAGGCGAGCGAAAGGCCTGTTCCGCCGGCGCAGGCCAGGGAGTGGTCGACGAGTGCGCCCAACAGGAGGGCGAGGCCGAATACGGCCAGCACGATGGAGAAAAGGCGGCGCGCTTGGCGGTTGGCATAACGGTTGCCTTTGGCCGTGGCGCGATGCCCGGCTTGTATGTTGTTGCGTTTCATTTTTTTGTTGTTTTAGGGGGGGGGAACCGCCGTAGCGGTTTCCCCGTTGGTTAAACACATGTCATTAATAAGAATGGCTCGGAAATGGCTTAACGCCCGCCCGGCACGTTTGGTTGCAGGGCGGTGTTGATGGTGCGCTTGCCGCCTACACAGCGTTCCAATTCGCGGAAGTTGCCGTCCTTGTCCAAAATTACCATTAGGTAGTCGCCCACGGCCGTGGCTGTGAATGCAGCGGTAATCTTTGCGAACTTGCCGCTCTTCTCCACCTTGGGCAGGTGTGTGGCGATGCCCGCCTCGATGCAGTAGGCCACGCCGGCCTTGGCGTTGGCAATGTCGGTGTAGGTGTCTTTGGTGGTGGTTTCGCCCGTTACGTGCCAGAAGCCCTGCGCACCGTCCACCTTGTCGACGATGGTGGCGGCGAAGAGGTTGATGAAGATCTGCTGCCACTCGTAGTGGTTGTCGTCCATCTCTTTCTTGGTGTCGAAGCGGCGGCCGGTGAAGGTGGCCGAGCAGCCCTCTTTCCATGTAGACCAGGCGCGCACTTGCTCCATCTGCTCTTGCATCTTCACGGAGAGCATCTCGCCAGGAACGTATTCCAGGAAGAGGATGTTGCCCGGTTCGTGCAGCATCATGAAGGGCAACTGACCCAGGTAGGGCAACCAGATGATGCGCACGTTGGTGTCGGGCACCACGTTAAGCGCGCCCATTGGGCCTGCGAAGTCGGTATCCTTGCCGTAGGTGCTGCGCACGTTCTTAATCCACCATCCCTGATGGGCGAGGTTAAGGTACAGGCAATGACGGCCGAGGTCCATGTCTTCGGTTACGCTGGCCTGCACGTCGGCAACGAATTCCTGCACGGCGGTGAGCATGGTGGCCTGCGTGTAGGTGCGGTAGGCAGCGTCGGCATGCGGTTTGATGTCGTATTGGTGAACGTAGCGCAGCAGGGTGTAGAGCAGCCCCGTGCCTGCATTGAGGTACGAGCCGGCCGTGCTTTGCTCGGGCTTCACGTAGATGCCGCGCATACGCCGCTTGCTCTGTTCGGTTTGCGCGCCAAGCAGGGTGTTGAGCAGCTGGTACTCAATCATGGTCCACTTGATGGGGTCGGAACCTTCCTTATTGAGATAGGCGATGTATTTGCGCTCAAGTTCCTTCATCGGTCCCCACTCAATCTTTATCATGGCGTCATCCACATACCCCATTTGGTTCTCAATCTTCATGCCACCCTTGAAAATTTCACCTGCCTGGTAGGCCTGCGACACCTCGTCGAAGAAGGCGTTGAAGATGAGGGCGCGGTCTTGTATGCCGTATTGCACGGGGAAGTGCTGGGTGAGGTCGCGTTTCTCGAGCACTCGGGCGATGATGGCATCTTGGCGCAGCAGCACAAATTGGTCGCCCAGTTTTGCACCGTCAACGCCGCCGTAGTTGGTGGCGTACTTGCCGGTGGCCAGCGCGGGCGCATCGAGCATCTTGTTCTCTTGCAAATATTGGTAGCGTTCTTTGAGGGATTTGGCGTAGGCGCAAGCAGCCTTGTGGAAGGCTACGCCGTCCACCTGCTCGTCTACTTCGGGAAGTGCACCGGCAGCACGCGGGTTGGCTGCAATTTTGTTCCACCTGTTCTTCATGGAAAACATGGGATGCTGCACACCGAAGAGGTATTCGGGTGTGTTGCCGAAACCGTTGATGGCAAGGGGCGAGAGGGTGACGGTTTGTTCGGGGGTGTCGGGCGTGGGCTTGCCGGCCAGGGCCTTGAAGTCTTCGCGTATGCCGTTAAGGCTCTCAAGAATGGAAGCCAAGGAGGCATCCTGCTTTTCGGTTTGTGCAGGCGCAGCCGTGGGGTTGATGGTGTTGAGCACCTGCTGGATGCTGTTGAGCATGGCCTGCATTTCGGCTTGCTGCTCATCGTCCTTTTTAGACTTTTTCTCGGCCTCGAGGTCGTCCTTGAGCGTGGTCTGGTACTTTTTCTGGTATTCTGCCACGATGGAATTGAACTCTTCCTTGGTGAATGGTTTCTTGTCGTCGATTTTCTGCTTAAGGTGCAGGAGTTCGATTACGGACATGAACTTTTCTCTGAAATTCATAAGCTTATCTTTTTGATTATAGTATATTGTATATGGAACGTTTTGTGTTTTCTGCCTCTGCATACTCTGCCCCCATGACGACTGCTTCGGCAATAGTTTGGGCGAACGTACGTGTGCCGTCGCACAGCCCTGTGGTTATGGCTTCGGCCGTGAGATAAGTTTCGCCTCGCAGGGCGGGAGCGTCGTCGCCGAGTTCGGCAATTGCCGAACGCATGGAACGTACGCATGCCAAGAACTGCTCGTTGAGGGGATTGAGAAAATCATCGACATATTGTGCAGGTTTCCCCTGACGTAAGTCGTCGAAAGTCTTGTTCTTCAAATCCGACTTGTCGGCCTTGGCTTCGACGAGCTTGATACCCAGCTGCTCGAAGTAGGGCTGGAAATCGTAAAAGCTGCACATGGTTCCGATGCATCCCACGTAGTCGTTGGCGGTGAGTGCATATACGCGACTGCCGTGGCAGGCGATGTGGTAGCCTGCCGAGCAGCAAAGGTGTTCGTAAAGGGTGATGATGGGTTTGGTGCAGGCGCGCAGGGTTTCGTCCAACCGGTCGAGAAACCATGCATCGCCTCCGGGTGAGTTCACATGCAGGAAGTGGCAGGTGATTTGGGGATTGGCTTCGGCCGCCATCAGGTCGGCCGCCAGCTGTTTTGAAGAAAAGAACCAATAAGCGTCGGCCATCACCGTTCCCCACACGCGATGGTATGCGATGGAGTTCTCAGGAATATCCTCATTGGCATACTCATCGGTGAGGGTAACGGCAGGCTGAGAGTTATCCTGTCTTATTGCCTCTAGCTGTTTCTTTAAAGCCTCGTGTGTCTCCAATTGATACCAGGTGTGCGTGGCGAGGTATTGCAGTTGGGCGGACGAGAGCGGGCCGAGGGCGGTGCGCGTGTCGGGGATGTTGGCTTTTCCCGAAAGGGGGAAAGCGGCCAACATGGCTTGGCGGAAGCCGTCGGTGGTGATGTGGAGCGGTTTGCCCGAAAGGAGTAGCTGTTGCAGTTCGTTCATGACGTGTTGTTTATTGCAAAGCTACTCCTATTATATATATGGTTCAAAAGACTAGCCGAAAGGGTTAACAGGCATCTTGGCCGTGATTATCAGGTGTGCGCGGTTAAGGTGACATGAGATGCGCACACGTGCGGGGAATGTTGCCGTGCCAATCTGCACGGGCTGGCCTTTGGCCACATGCAGCGTGACGACGGCCGAGCGTGCTATGGCGAACACTCGGACAATATCTTGTGGCGGCATGTCTACAACGAAAGTTTTGTCGCACAGCCAAAGCGGGCCGTTATCGTCTTCAGTGGCGGTGGGAACGAACTCGAAATGGTCGGCATAGAAGGCATATTTCTTGCCGGAGGCGTCGTCTGTGGGCTCTACTGTGATGAGGGATGTAAACTCTTTCATGGATGTTTGGGTGTTTTAAAGGACAAATGTGGGTATTCGGTATGTATTAAAATTTGTTAAATATGTATTCTTTTATATTCGCGCGTGCGTTTTGGGCGGATGCGTGCGCGGTAACGGTAGTAATTCTTGAGCAGCGCGTCGGGTGATACAGACTTGAGTTGGTAGGTCCGCATGAAATCGTACACCACGTCGATGTTGCGTCGCTTGTGGCCGAACTCCTCATTTTCGAGCAGCACGCGGTGCAGCTCAAAGTTGAATTGGAGGCGTATGCATTCTTCTACCGCTTTCACCCCCGCCTGCGAGATGTAGTTGTAATAGGCGGGGTCTTTCCACGGCCCTTCCGTAGCCCCACTCCTTCGGCAAGGCAATGCGATACGGAGGTTTCCACCTTCGGTGGGGCGAGCCCGCCCGTTGGGCTTCGACATGTGGTGCCAAAGGCAGAAGTAGAGGTCGTTGTTGGAGGGTACCTCGATTTTTCCATCACTTTCGTTTTTCTTGAATTTGGCCGAAATGTACTCTGCCAGATACCCCTCGATTTTGATGTTAATTTCTTTTAAAAGTAGTCGTTTCTTATTCTCCATGGGTCTATTTGATGATTTAGTGTTCCTACAGTCCTACAATCCTACAAATTAGGAGTTGTGTTTTACAAAGATACTAATAATCAATGACATACGCAAATTATTACACTTAAATTTCGACCTACAAAGGGGCAAAAACACGTCCTACACGACCTACAAATGCCCGATTTGTAGGTTTTAGCCCCCAAAACGACCTTTTTCGCCCATGAAGGCCATTTCCTACAATTTCCTACACCGACCTACAAACCTACAAACTCATCAAACGAACAAAAAACAACATAACATATTGATATATTGATATATACATATAAGGTTAATGATGTAAGAAAAGCGAATTGTAGGATTGTAGGATTGTAGGTCGCATGTTTTTTAAAAAATCTCCTCGAAAAGGATGTTTTTCCTTGCTTTTGACAAATTTGGGGGTTCGGGGGATTTTGTCGAAGTAAAAGGGAGAATATAAAAAAAACGGCACGATGTTTGTTTTCGAGGCGAAATGGCTCGGTGATTTCGTACCTTCGTATGTATATTGGGGAGGCATATCCTTTCGAATTATGATAAATAGACGGTTTTATTATGAATAACTTACCCAACGTTAGAGATATGCTTACCCAACGTTAGAGATATGCTTACCTAACGCTATTAAAACGAAAAAAGGATAGCTCCGTTTGAAAGCTACCCCTGCTGTGATGGTTACGGTTAGAATGGTTTGTCGCTGTCGTCTTCCTGTTCGGTGGCTGGCGCAGGTTCGACGGATGTGGGGTCTCGGCGGAAGTCCATGTTGTACATCATCTTGAAAAGGTCGTAGTTAACGATGATGGCACTGGTCATCTTCGATTTGGGCTTGCGTAGCTTCACCATGGTTTCTTCGGCATCGTTGCGTGCCACCTCGATGGTTTCTTTCCACTCGAAGCGGTGTGAAGACACCGTTCCAATGTAAGAGGGGTGCGAACGAAGGTTCTGCTCGATTGTGGAGAGGGTGGTGTTTTCGGTGTTCATGCCCGCCTTCTCGTAATAACTGAATATGGCCGACAGGCGGATAAACATCACCTGTGTGTCGGGTTCAAAGGTAAACGTCTTCTTGTTGCCCTGCGCATCCGTGCCGGTGACTTTCGTCGGCTGCTCGATGCGGAAGTCGCGCCCTTCGACAACGGCCTTGGTGTCTATCATCACGTCCATAGCGTTGAAGAAGATGGCCAGCTTGTCTGTGCTGCGAATAAGCGACAATTGGAACTCGATCTTATCTTGGGCAATTTTGAAGAATTCTTCGTAGGTGAACGGCAGCATCAGGTCGGTGTGTCGCTCAATCAGCTTGAGCATGCCAAGGAACAGGCTAACAGTTTTCATCAGTCTGTCGCGCTCACCCGAGTTTACGACATCCTGTTTCAACTCCTCATAGGCCTCTTGTTTCAATTGGCGGAAGTGGTCCATCACCTGCGGCCGCAAGGCCAGTATGTCGAGCAGCACGTTGGAGAGTCCCACCTTGTTGGGGTCTTCGATGCGTTTGAGTTCTTCAAACAAGCGTGTTTCCTCGGGAGTGCGGTTCTTCGGCTTTGGTACTTCACAGATGATGACGCGACTCATCAGGGCGTTGTCGTCGCGTTGTGGCGTTTCTTGGCCACAGATTACCACCGGGGCATACACCTTATCATTCTCAATTTCCCTACCCGATACTCCACGGCGTTTCTGTTTGCCGTCGCCATCGTACACAATGCCTTTCAGTGCCTGGAACTTCACATTGGAGATGTCCTTGTTGTTGTACTCGTCCAATACCACTGGCACGTCCCGAAACGTTCCCATGATGGTAGACATTGCGGCATCCGTACCTGTGTTCAGATTGAATATGGGCACAGTGGGCGAGATGAACAGCGAACGAATGGATATGCCTATCTGTGTCTTACCCGATGACATCGGACCCATGAAGAAGGGAGCGGTGAAAAGTCTGTCGATGCAATGGATATTGCTGCGGAAGGCGCACATGATGGCGTAGAGCGTGGCCCATTTGCCGTTGTCGTTTATCTTGTAGACACGGTTCATCAGGTCGGCCCACTTCTCGAACGACACCTTTTTCTCTTCGGGAACTTCCTTGTAAACCAGCTGTGAAATGAGTTCGTACTTGTCCGATTGGCGGCCACTGCCGGCGTAGATGGTGGAGAATGCGGGGAGGTAATAGTTCTTCTTATTGTGCGCCACGACGCCCAGTTCGTCTATCGGGCTGAACGTGGGCTTGTCGTCCACGGTATGGAAGATTCCGTTTGCGAATGCGAAGAACATGCTGTCCGTCTTACGGCTAGTGCCTTCTTCCTGCTGGTTGCCGTAGACTTGCACTTCCGAACACATCACGAAGTGCCGGCTCATGTATTCGCGTATCTTCGTCCAATGCTGCTCTTCGCCGTTGGTGAAGTTCACGGCCTCGAGGTTGATGAGAACCTCTTCGATGGAAGATTTCTTAAGCAGCGATTTCGATGTTACCTCTATGTATAACGGAGTAGGGTAATACCTGCGGTTGATGCGCAACACGCGCTTGTTTTGCTCATAGTCGTCGCTGTAGATGTGCAGCAGGGGCGTCATGAAAAAGTCGCCCACTTGTGTGAAGCCGCTGCCGTTCTTGTTTTGGAACATGTAGCAGACCGGCTCTCCCTTCTTGTTGAGTCTCGGGAAATACTTGCATTCGCGGAACATGCTTGAATACTCCTCGCTGTCTTCCACATATTTTGGAAGGTTGTCGGGGTCGAAATCGTCCGTACCGAGGCTGTCGCCCTGCATGTTGATGGCAATGGTGGCCTTTCGTTTGGCGGCAAATGGCTTCCTTATCTCGTCAAACTGCCCTTTCGTGATGCCTAACTGCAGGCAATAGGTATTCTTGTTGATGGTAACTACGGATTCTTCGGCATAACTGGTAAGCTCGATGCAACGGGCGATGACCGGCACCTTGTCGCCGAGGTATCCGTCTAAGAATGAACTGTGGAGCTTAATGTAGGCGTTGATGAAGGGCTCGTTGAACTCGCCCCTCTCGATAGAGAGGTTGGTTACGCCACCGCAATATATCTCGCGAAGCGCACGAAGGTAATGGCTCTCTTCACCATTGGCATTGATGGCACACCCCTCAATGCTGGCCACGTAATAGCCGTATGCCTTGCGCAGTTCTTGAATATCGGTGGACGCGGGAACACCTGACATGTAGACTATCGGCTCTTCACCGTAGTTGTCCAAAAAATCTTGGAAGACGGAGGTGAGCAGCGCGGGCTTATCCTTTTCCACATTTTCTTTGAGTATGTCCAGTCCGAACAGCCCAGGCTGCATCACCGCTTTTTCGGCCACATCTGCAATGTTACGCCGCATGTCGCGCACCTTGCGGTCTATCAGGTCGAGCTTCGTGTCGAAGTCCTTAGCCAGCTCCTTCATGTACCCCATCCTCAAGGTGGAATCCTGTACAGCGGCCACTAACGAGGCGATAGAGTTCAGCCCATTATTTATCACATCGGGGGCTTGCTCGCCCTTTGGGATGAGCAGTTTCCTGAAGAGCTTGGGAAAGGTCTCGGTTTTGTCTTTCAACAGTTTTTCGGTTTGTTTCCCGTTCGCTCGCGCGAAGTCGTCGGGGTCCTTACCTTTGGGTAGGCGTACACCCTTTACGTTGACTCCGGCCTTAAGCAGCAGCTCGCAGTTCTTGAGTGCGGCCTTGATGCCAGCCGGGTCGGCGTCGTATATCATCACCACCTGCTGGGTGAAGCGTGTGATGAGCCTGACCTGCTCGTCGGTGAATGCAGTTCCGCTGCCTGCGATGACGTTTTCAATGCCCACAGCATGGAGCGAAAGCACATCGAACTGGCCCTCGACAAGGTAGGCAAAGCCCTTCTTGCCAATGCCTTTACGGGCTTGGTACAGCCCGAAAAGGTGCTTACCCTTGGTAAATAGGGCCGTCTCGCCCGTGTTCACATACTTGCCCGAGTTCTCGCGCGGTGTCACTTGTCGCCCTGAGAAGCCTACGACATGGCCCTGCATGTCGTAGAAGGGAAATACGAGGCGGTCGCCGAAGAAGTCGTATTCGTAACCTTCGGACGATGTGGCGATGATGCCCACGTCTTTCAGACGGGCAGAAGAATAGCCTGCTGAGATTAGCTGCTTCATGGCCACGTTTCCCTTTGGTGCATAACCAACGCCATAATCTGCAATCGCCTTATCCGTGGGCTTGAAACCTCTCTTCAAAAGGAAATCGGACGCTTGCGACAGGTGTTCGCGGTAGAACTTAGCCGCTGCCTCCATGGCAATGAAGTTGGCCTCACGAAGACGGTAGCGTTGCTCCTCTTCCGCAGACATTTCCTTCTCGGGAAAATCGATGTTCGCAAGCTTTGCACACCAGCGCAGTGCCTCGGGAAAAGTAAGGTTAAGGTGTTGTTTCACAAACTCGATAACGTCGCCACCAGCCCCGCACACAAAGCAGTGATATGTCTGCTTTGCAGGGCTGACCACCATCGAGGGGTGACTGTCGTTATGGAACGGGCAGATGCCCTTATAATTGATGCCGGCCTTTTGAAGGTGCGTGAACGACTCAACCACGTTCACAATGTTCAACGCCGACTTTACTTTGTCTATAAATAGTTTGTCTGTCATTGGTTTTCCTCCTCGAATAGATTTAGTTGGCGCGCTTCGAATGCTTCTTCCGGTGTTACGCCCAGGTAGTTGGCTACGGCATGGTATTCTTCCGGGGTTATGGCCTTATGTCCCCAGTAGAGCGTCCAGAAGCGTTTTTGCCCTATGCCAGTCTCGTTATAGAAGGTCTTGCTCGGCGCGAAGTCTTCGGGATGCTTGAATGCAGTTTTCAGTAGTTCTTGCAAGATGTTGCGTTTCACGGTACGGCCAACAGACATTCTCCTGCGAATGGTGAACTGACGCACCGACATGGGCGTGCGGCCAAGTTCTAGTGCCATGTCCTCAAACGTCTTCTTTCCGAAGTTCACCTGAACGTAGGCCACCTCTTCGGAAGTCCATCTCCTCGTTTTTGTCTCCATGCTTAATTCTTTTTATCTGTTGGTCAAAGTCTCGTATGCGGCTAGCGTCGTACACGCTGATGTTCCCCACGTTCGCTTGGACATAGGCGCAGAGAGCCTTGTGCAGAAGAGTCAGCTCTCCCTCCCTCAAGTCCATAATGGCATACTTACCGCGCATGTCCTTGTCAATGTACATCATTCAAAGTTTAAGTCGAAGGCGGTGTCTCGCGTAACGGGGCAACCTTCGTTAATGTTAAGCCTTCCGTCCTCATCGAACGTCAAGTATTCTTTGGGTGCATTGTCTCGGGAGGCAGAATACCCCCGCCCATAACTGTCCCACATCAGTATCATCATGTCAGTATGGGCAATCACCTTCCGCACCGAGTTCTTGTTTATTATCACCTCGTCGATACTGATTTTGCTATTAAGGCCGACGATGGCCTCTTCAAAGTCTTTCACTTTCATCTTTATGGTATTTTAATTTGCAGTTTTCAATTATTTTATATTGCACATAAGTGTTCTTCCTCGTGCAGTATAATCCGTTTATACAATGGCGGACATGGCTGCACGTTTGGCATTCTCTTGGTGGTAAAGTCTTCATTCGCACTAGCTAGAATACATCTCCGCAGATACTGGTAAGTAAATCTAGTTCCAGTATCGAGAACTTTCCACGCGCGATCTTAGAATACCACCCAGGGTAACTTATCGACGTTTTTTTTAAGAAGGCTTCCCTTATCGCTTTCTTTTTCTTTATGTCCTGCTTTTTGTAATACAGAACAAAATTGTTACTTTTTTCTCCCATTGCTTGTGTATATAATTTTGTATTATTAATTTTATAATGCAAAGTTAAGATAATCTTGACTTATAGCCAAGAAAAACTTGGTTTATTTAAAACAAAAAGTTTACTATGTTGCATATTGGCCTGAAAATTAAATATTTGATGGATAAAGAAAATCTTGACGCGGCTAAGCTAGGGAAAAGATTAGGCAAAACGAAGCAAGCTGTTTATGATATGATTGTGAAAGAAGACCTTAACACGAGCGTCCTCCGTAAACTTTCAAACATATTCAATGTTCCCATGGCATATTTTGTCACAGAAAACTTATCTCCGAATGAATACAAGAGCCGTGACTTGATGCAATTATGCAAGTCACTTGTAGAGAATTACCAGCAACGAGACGAGGTTATGGCACAGCTGGTGTCTATGGTTGGGAGCATTGCCCCTGAGCCACAAGAAGAAAACAAAGAGGGCGAAAACGAAAATCAAGAATAACATGAAAAAGATGAGAATAACCGGTGAAAGTAAGGACGGTAAAATGCTAGACCATGTAAGGGATGTGCTGCAATTTCTTGGCTTCAATGTTGAAGATGAAGGCGTACCTCATTTTACTAACGTGTTTCTTGTTGGCATATACCAAGACGGACGACTGCACGTCGACCAAGAGCATGATAACGTGGACTGGTCTAAAGCAAGGCAAGCCATTATCTTTGTGTACCATGAAGAAACAGACAAGTGCGATATGTTGTGTGTGTCGGAGCATTATAAAATTCACAAGCAATATGAAGGAAAACAAGGTTTTCGTATATGCATTGGTGACAAGGATGATAAGAGTTTGTCCCTTTATAATATGACGGATATTTGCCTAGAGTGTGATCTTGGCAATGGTAAGATTGTTCAGGGAATTGAAGCTATTTGGTCAGTCTATCTCCGTGATTATCTTGGAGACGACAGTGTAAAAATGCGTCTTCTTTCACCGTAGTCTTATTTCAGATATAGACCAAAGTTGCTGATTTATACCGCTATACAAACTTGCGCCATTCGGTATAAAGTCGGTGAGCTATTATGTTATTAAAAATAATGCCCTATTGATTATCAAAGTGTTACAGTATTTATTCAAGACTAAAAAAGTCCAGTAATCCCGACATAACAAAAGGAGTTGCAGCCGCAAGGTTCGCAACTCCTTTTTGTTTTTGCTCCTATCTCATGTCCATAGCTCCTGCTTTGGGCGGCTCAGCGGAAGATTCGTGGAGACAAAATAGGAGCCGCCGTATGCCGAACGGGCACGTACGATGGTGTGAGTGAACGGCAAATACTAACGTAGGAGGTAAACACCTACTATTAGCATTTACCTCCTACTTGATTATCAAGCCGTATTTGTTATTGCTCGAAACGTTATTCTTCGGTATCTTCCTCTTTCAAGGAAATCCCTTTGCCACCGCTGCGTGGAGTTTTCTTCAATACGAAGATTGTGCCTACCGCTGCTATGATGGCCACCAACGCCGCTGCCAAAATGTCGTGTCCGTTCATGCCGAGATACACGCTGCTTGCGATGCACGCCAATACAATGATCGCGCCAAGGTTTTGTCCTTTCTTGCTTTCGGAGAGTCCCGACGATACGATTTTCTCTTCCATGCTGATACGGTGTTGTATTTGTTTCTCGGCCATGGCAAGGATACGTTCTGGTGCATCGGGCAACACGTCCTTATATGCTCCGAAGTCTTCGGGAGCAGGTAGCGGTCCGCTGTATGCCTTATGCTCCTCCAT